ACTGAGAAACTCGAACCTACTAACATCAAGAGAATTAAAACTTGGACCATCTTCTATTTTTAACTTCTTGCTTTGTTCCAGCTTTATGAGCAATTTGTCATCTTAAAAACTCAATTTATTTCAATATCCCTCGGTATTGCTTTAAGACATGATTAAAATAAACAAAAATGTTATTTTTTTAAAAAGATCATTGGATGGTTTGCTGAGCAGGTTAATGTACTGGTCTTGAAAATTAGCAAGGCTAGCACTCTGCGTGAGTACGAATCTCACACATCCACCACAATTATATGAGCTTAGTTTAACGGTATTAAAACGATGGTCTCCAAAACCATTGATAAGGGTTCAATTCCTTTAGCTCATGCCAAATCGACAGCAACCTAGACCACTCACTGAAATGACTTGGTCATTAGCTAGTACGCTGTCACTACTATTAACCGCCTCACAATGGAGGCCTTTATGAAGAAAAAGAAAATGCCTATAAAAGACCCAAACAACATAAATTGGACAGTTGTTATATATTTATTTTTTATAACATTACTAGGTTCCCTAGCTAGTTATTGCTATCACATTATGAATGGTGATACGTTCCGCATTGGTATGCTATTGGCACAAATATTAGTATCAACATTTGCAGGCGCATTAGTTGTGCTAGGCGCCAGTTATTTCAATCTGGATTTTGAGCTAGCAGGTGGTATAGCTGGGTTGGCCGGTTGGTCGGGCGCAACATTGATAAAAGCGTTAGAAGAACGACTAATTAAGAAAGCCAGTGGAAAGGATTAGGACATGATCATTAGTAAGAATGGTTTAGACTTAATTAAACACTACGAATCATTGCAATTAAAAGCCTATAAATGTTCAGCCAATGTATGGACGATTGGCTATGGTCATACGAAGAACGTCAAAGAAGGCGACCATATATGTGAAGATCAAGCTAATTGTTTTTTGATGCAAGATTTATATTCGGTTGAACGGGCAATTATTCGTTTGGTTAAGGTAAAAATTAATCAAAATCAATTTGATGCGTTATGTTCATTGATATTTAACATTGGTATTTCAGCATTTAACAAATCTACATTATTAGCCAAGCTTAATACAAGTGATTTCGTTGGAGCATCTAATGAGTTTAAACGTTGGAACAAAGCAAACGGAATGGTTTTGTGTGGTCTAATTCGTCGTAGACAAGCAGAAGAAGATTTGTTCAATGCTAAGCTCTAATAAATTCTTGATGATAAGTGCCATTATTGGCGTTTTATTAATGTGTCTTGTTTATAACCTATGGCAAGACAATAGAGTGGCCCATCAAAAAATCAATGAGTTGTCCGCAAAGTTACTACAGTTAGAAAATAACGCAATCAAGCAAAACAAAATCATAACAGAGAATGAAAATGCAAAGCGTGAATTAGAAAACACATCACAAGAACAGCAGGAAAAAATCAATGAATTACTTAAAAATAATGATTGTGCTGATCAGCCTGTGCCTGTTTCCATTTCTAACAGCCTGTACAACAGAGCGAAAAGTCTACGTCAATCAACCGATACCAGCAAACCTGCTAAGTGATTGCCTCCCCAATATACCGCCTAAAACAATGACCTTTGGTGATAGTGTTAGATATAACGAACATCTATTAAATGTTATTGAGATATGTAACCAGGATAAAAAAGCGATTAGGTTAATTAATCAATAATTATTAATTCTTACTACATAAACTATAAAAATTTGCGTGTATAGCAATATAACCAGTTAATGCATATTTTAATCAGCTTGATATCGTCAACAATCAAAGGAAGTTGAATGTAAAGGGCGATAAGAAAAAAGCCTTGATTTATGAGTTTGGCGTACCGGAAAGAGGGATCCCTAAGCGATCATTCTTGCGCTCTAACGCTTCAAAGTAGTCAGGAAATTTAACGCAGTTAAGTAAACAGCTATTAAATGAATCTTTAGCGGGTAATATCTCTCATTATGATGCTTATGCAACGATTGGCTCATATTTTAGGGGAAAATCGTGGATAAAATCACTGACGGTGATTTTGAGCATAACACCACAGAAAAACCACAAGACGAAAGTTAGCTACTGTTAGAAATAACATAAGGAGGTCACCCGATGCAAACATACCACTGATTAACACGCGTCAATTACATGCATCCATAACATATGAGGTCAGGAAAAAATGAAACGTGAATTTATATCACAGGTTCTAAGTGATGTGTTTTTCGCAAATAAAGTTAATGTTGACGGGTTAGGTGATATCACATGCATTATTCGACCGACCTGTAATGACGATTTGCAAATTCTGTCCGAAAGCGAAAGGTTTAATCCCACAGTTCGGCTATTTTCTTAAACTGCATTAACTAATGGGATGCTATTTCATTATCACGATATGAAAAACAAAATCATATCTAAATCAATATGGAGTGATTATGGCTATTACGACTGTTTGGCAACTCGATATGGAGGAAGTCAGGCGCATGATAGCGGAGATTTTAACGTTACCTGATGAGCGAGTATTTGATGCTAACAATATGCAGGATGTTTCGGAACTGGATTATTTTGTTACCGTTTTAAATTCACACCAGTTGGATATCGGTACTGAAATAAAGTTTAACGGTAAGGATGAGGAAGAAATCATATCGACATTGAAAGAGGTCAACATCTCGATTAATGCCTACGGTAAAAATTCCTATCAGCTACTGTGTAAATTAACACAATCCATGCGATCAACGTCAGTTTGGCAACGATTAAAGCGTTTGGGTATGGGTTATTTACGATGTTCAGAGATTCGAAGTCTGCCGACTGCTATTGATGGCGGTGAAGAACAACGTGCAGAGGTTGATCTTATTTTTTCAATTAATTCAATCATTAAAGCCAACGTTAAATGTGGCAAAACAGTAAATTTTAAATTAATACGAGGTTAACAATGAGTTTACCAATTAGTCAGGTTGTAGATGTAATTCTACAACAGTCCCCACAAGGCGCACAGAAACGCGATTTAAGCGTTGTGGCAATTTTTACTAATGAAATGTGCGACGAGTATAACAACCCTGATTCACGTTATATCGTTGTGTCAGATGCGAATCAAGTTGCATCACTATTCGGTACTAATTCGGATGCATATAGAGCAGCATCAGCATTATTTTCAGCAAAACCTAAGCCTAAAACGGCGATCATTGCTAGATATGTTCAAGAAACAGTAACGATCCCCGCTACCTATTCTAAAATTAACGGATCAGCTTTAGCGATAAGTTATATTCATTTTAAAACCATCACTGATGGCTATTTATCTTTTTATTATGGCTCAGACCAAATCGATATTAGTGGCTTAGATTTTTCTAAAGTATCGAATATGGATGATGTAACAAAGATCATTAATGCAAAATTAGAGGATCACCAAGTCAAATTTATCTTTGATTCGGTCGGTAGGCGTTTTATTTTATCGTCTAAAACAGAAGGTAAAGGATCTAATTTTGGTTATGTTTTTAATGCTGAATTAGGTGGTACTTACATCGGTCATTTAACTAACCTAGTTGACGGTAAATGTACGCTAATTAATGGTGAAGACGCGGCAAGTTATAACAAAGAAACGCCAGCCGAAGCACTGAGTAAATTACAAAATCAATACCAGAACTGGTACGGTGTTTATTTTGCAAATACGATTAATGATGCTGAATTAATCGAAGCACACGATTGGATCATTGCTCAAGGGAGCGAAAATGCGAAGGTTATGGCATTTACTGAGACGCGACCGGCTAACATTGAATACGTTGATACGAATGTACTTAAAACACTTTCTAAGCGCAACAGTGGTCGTTTAATGGTTCAATATAACAATAAAGGTAATACACATGCTGCTGCGGAATTAATGGGTATTGCATTAACTACAGTTTGGAATGGAATCAATACTGCAAAAACAGTTAAATTTAAACAGCAAGTTAGCGTAACATCTGACGATAAAATCACCATAAATGAGGCTAGCAAATGCCGCCGTTTAGGTATTAACTATTATACCGATTATGCAGGTGTCAATATGTTGGCGGAAGGTGTAATGCTAGGTGGTACATTTATTGACGAAACAACCGGATTAGATGCATTTATTAATGCCGTCCAGATTCAAGCTTTCAATACGTTACAAGGTCAGCCAACTAAAATTCCTCAAACCGACAGAGGTCAAGAAATTCTCATCAGTTCTATTAAAGTGATAGGTGAGCAGTTTATCGATAATGGCTTTTTAGGTTCAGGTAAATGGACATTAGGCGATTTGGGTGGCTTGTCTTATGGTGACCAAATCAATGGCTATTATTTTTATTCTGATTCATTTGATACGCAAGATATAGCAGACCGTGAAGCACGCAAAATGATGCCAATCAATTGTGCATTAAAACTTGCTGGTGCAGGTCATAGCGTTGATATTATTGTCCAATTTAATCGATAAGGAGGTTAAATGTCTAAATCATTTTCTTTAGAAGATGCAATCGTGACTATTGATGGTGTTGAAATAACAGGTTACGAGAATGCACAAGATTCAATCTCAATCGCTCCCGCTGGCGATGATGGTAGTATCACCCATGGTATTAATGGGCAAGGTGTTTTTGTCCACTCAAGTAATCGTGGTGCGACTGTTACGATTAAAACATTACAGCACAGTGAAATTAACGAAACACTCAATAGATTACGTGAGCAACAAATTAATAACCCGACTAATGCAACAGCAAAATTAATTACCTATAAAGATATGCGTAATGGCGATGAAATTTTATTATCGGGATGTTGGTTTTCCACACCGCCAACTATCAGTCGTGGAACGTCACACAATGGTATGACATGGACATTTGTAGCAACTAAAGCAGAAATAAAAATTAAAGGTGGTTTATAATGCAAAACAAAGATTTTATAATTGATGATGTAACCTATACATTCAAACAAGCCGATTTTTTCAAAGCCAACAAATATCTTAAAAAATTAACAGCCCTTTTAAAGGGCTGTTTTTCATTGGAAGGTAATCAAACAGGCTTTGATATTGGTCAGCTCGCATCCAATATTGGTAGTGAAGAATTTGTTGAGATTGAAAAGTTTGTTCTGGATTATGTATCCGCGGTTGATGAAAACGGTAAAACGATTTTATTTCAAAATCCTAAAGAACAAGGTGAATTTTTTAATACACATCGAAACCATTATTATCAAATTATTATTGAAGGTCTGAAGTTCCATTTTTTGGGTTTTTTACCAAATGGCATATTGTCCAATCTAAGTACGCTCAGCTTGGCGGAAATAACCAAGAAAGCGATATAGATTGGTTTCTATGGGGCGTTGTCGTTAATAAATACGCAACGCTTCACGAATTGAGGACTGTTTATTCGCTTGATGATGTCATTGATATGCATAACGTCATAGCAGAACTGAAATTAGCCGAAAAACAACAGAGTGAGGCATAATATGATTTTAGAGGAAATTTTAATAAAAATAGGTGTTGATGCTTCTAAAGCCGCTGAAATTTCTGGTGTCATCAATAATTTAAAAACAGGCTTTTCAGAGTTGAATAATGTTGCCGTTACATATGGCAAAATGATGTGGAATGCATTTAACGGGGCAATAGAGAATGCGCAAATTCTTGCTTTACAAAAAAATGCACTTTTTGACATCTCTGAAAAAGAGCTGCTTCAGGCAGAACAGTATAAAAGTGTAATGTGTAAGGTAGGGCTCGCGGTTGAAACTATAAAGACCAAAATTGCGCTTGGTCTTGCACCGGCTGTTACTGATTTAATTTTAGTCTTTAGTGATTGGCTCATTGCCAACAAAGAATTGATCGCGGATGGGATCGACATAATCGTTAAAGTGGTTGGTAATATTATTCAAGTTATAAAGCATTTTTGCGAATTCTTGGATTTGGTTATTACTAATACGATTGGTTGGAAAAATGCAATTATTGCCTTTATCGCTATATGGGCATTATTTAATAAGGCTTTTTTACTGAGTCCTGTGGGACTTGTGATTGGGGCGATTACGGTTTTACTGTTACTTATAGATGACTTAATGGTTTATCTGAAGGGCGGTGAAAGTCTTTTGGGCAGTTATTGGCAACCACTCATTGATGGCGCAAAAGCACTGTGGGAGCATATCAAATTAATTTTTCAATTTATAAAAGCGCTTTGGAGTGGTGATTCAGAAGCTATCAAATCAACATCGAAAAAACTCATTAGTTCTATTATACAAATATATGAAGGCTACATAAATGGAATTAAAACCATACTATCAAATTTGTTAAAATACATTTTTGTTTTTTTTCGGTATGTCAGAAAGTAAAGCCAGTAAAACAGTAGATAGAATAGGGAAAATATTTAGTTATCTATTTGATCTGATTATTTTTCCTTTCCGTGCTTTATACAAAGCAATTTGTTATATCATGGATATGCTTGGGCTTGATATCGGTGATGTTATAAATGGTATTTATTTATCATTTATAAGACTTTGTGAGTCAATAATTGCACCTTTCAAAGCAGCGTGGGAATTGGTCAGTTCACTGTTTGATATTTGGGAGGATGACACCACAACGTTTATAGATAAAATTTGTCAAACATTTAAAGCTATCTTAACTTTCTTGTTGTTTCCTTTTGTACAACTTTGGCAGAATATTAAAGGTCTTGGTAAAGCCATTTTAGAGCTATTTGAGCTGATCATCAATGGCTTAATTAATTGCATAGATTGGGTAATCGGTAAAATTATAGAGACATGTAAAGATATTTTTGCTTTCATTACATCTACTTTTACACAATTTTGGCAGTATATTAAAGACGGGTTTGAGTCTTTGGTGACGGATGTTAGCGAGATCTTTACAGGTCTATATGAATCGTTAATCAATCCAGTTAACGATGGCATAGATTGGATAAAAAATAAGTTTTCCGAATTAATTGATTGGTTTAACAATATTTATTCCAATTTAAGTAAAAAGTTCACATCCAAATTCAAAAAATATTTTTCTTGGACAGGATTATTTGATGATGATAAGGACAAAGAACAGGTTAAAACTACTATAATTGAGCACCCTAACTCGTTAAATACTAATAACGCAAACGCAGCAGCCATGAATCGAGTTTCATCAAAGGTGAATAATAATGCTGTGACAATTAATAACACCATGCACGTTAGTACACCGCAAGAAGGGTTTGATAATTTGAATAATCTTGCCAAAAATGAGATTCAAAATGTCGCTGATAATACACAAACCGCACTCGGAGCAAATTAATGTATAAATCTATACTGAATGAATCATCCTTAAATTCTGGTTTAATCATTACCGATGATTTTACTTTTAATTTGGACATAAATACGGTAGAACAGCATACATCAAAGCTAAGATTGACAGAAAATCCGATAGAGAATGGGGCAAATATCGCAGATCATGCGGTGTTAGAGCCTAAAGAGGTGACCGTTAATGGACTGGTTGTTAGTTATAATCCTAATAATAACATAGACAAAAGCGTGACGAGTTATGACATTAAAGACTATCCGTCACCCATACCGGTAAGATCTATCACACCACAAGCTGAAAAAACGGTTAAGGGGTACTATACATCACTTAATCAGACTAAGGAAGAAAACTTAGTTCAGCCTGTTGCCGACTTTTTGCCGGATTACCAATCACCTAAATTCCAAAAACTATCATCTGATAGGATCGCTGATGCTCATGAGAAATTATTAGCTATCCAGCGAAGCGGTAAACCAGTGACGCTACTAACCAATGCACGGCAATACAAAAATATGATTATTACGTCTATTGGTCTTACGCAAAAAGAAAGTACCGTCGGTGAATTTATCATAACATTTCGTGAGATATTCATTGTTGAAACTCAAATCTTTAACGTTCTAAGGATATCTAAAGTTGAAGAGACTAATTTAGGTCAAACTCAGCCCAAAAATAAGGGGAATTTCAGAAGTTTGTTTGCAAAAGCGGCTAAAAGGGATTTCTCCTTAAACCCGATTTTTTATCCAAATCAGGGATCATATGATAACTATTGGATTTATGAGAGACTCAACAGTAACAATGGTAACATTGTTCAGAATAAACAGGTTAGATTTCCCCAGAATCAAAAGGATACAGTTAAGACGGGTAACAGTGTTCAGAAGAAACAGGTTAAATTTCTCCAGAATCAACAGAATACAGTTAACCCTTATCCATCGATTTTGACGAAAGACTAGTAGTGTATCAAAGGATAGAAGGAACAAACAAACATGTATATCATACCTATAACATCAGATGATATTCTAGTGCAATCATTTTCTTTGTACGATATCAATTTGCGATTAACACTGCGTTACAATTCTGTCTTGAGGGGGTATCAATTCGATTTATTTGATATAAATAAAAACCAGTATATTACGAGAAATAAAGGACTTGCTGTTGGTAGTCCTTCACTCATTGAGTTTAATTTGCCTTTTGTGCTAGTTCTTTATGATAAATCAGGTAAAGGTATTAACTCAATTTCGAAAGATGATTTTAATAATCGTATGCAATTGCTAATCATGATAAAGGAGGAATACCGTGCGTCAATTTGGTAGAATGTTGCAACTTAAAATTGGTAATCAAAATGAGAGCATTATTATTGATCACCTGCGCGTCACATTCTCAATAAAAAAAACGTTATCCTCCAATCCCAATGCTGCAGAAATTAGTATTTATAATCTCAACGATTCAAATCGTAATCTAATCGCGACTAAACAATATCATTTATTAGAGTTAAGCGTATGTTATAAGGATGATATGCTTAGGTTAATATTTTGCGGAGACATTATTAACGTAGAAAACAAATTAAATGATAAAGATATCATCACGGTTTTACGTTGTGGAGATGGATATAAGGCTTTTACTGAAAAAACGATCATTAAAACAGTGGCAAAAGGACAAACTGATAACGACTTGTTGAATGAAGCGGCAAACAGTTTCGGTATACAAAAAGGCAGTATCAATTTACCGAATGATAGAGTATTACCTCGAGGCAAAGTAATGATGTGTGATACCCGAGAAGTTATGCATGAAATAGCTATCAACCAAAATGCTGATTGGTTTATTCAAGACGGTCAACTTTTTTTTATTCCTAAAAATAAGGGACTGGCTAATAACCAGGGTTGGGTTATTTCTCGGACAACAGGCATGATAGGCATCCCACAAAAAAATAATGAGGAAGTAGAGGTGAAAACGCTATGCAACCCTCATTATAAAGTTGGTTCAATTGTCCGCATTGAATCGAGAGTATCTGAATGCAATGGCGATTATAAAATTAAATCAACAGAGCATAATGGCGATCTTTACGGTTCAAATTGGTATAGTAAATTGGTTTGTACGAGTGGAAAATTTGAAGAGATTTAATTATTTAAATTTCACGACCATACAACCCGTAAAAGATTAATATAAATGTTTGAATTACGACCCTCTAAATGAGGGTTTTTTATTATCTAATAAATCATAGGTAATTTATGACAGTTTCATTATATACCGCAATAGAAAATCAAATTAAACGCGCACAATCTAATATCTATACTGCGTTACCGGCAAAAGTAATTAACTTTATTGTTATATTGAACCATTAAACGACCACTGTTGCGCTTAGAAAGTGTTTTAAGTACATTCGTATCAACGTATTCAATGTTAGCCGGTCGCGTCTCAGTAAATGCCATAACCTTCGCATTTTCGCTCCCTTGAGCAATGATCCAATCGTGTGCTTCGATTAATTCAGCATCATTAATCGTATTTGCAAAATAAACACCGTACCAGTTCTGGTATTGATTTTGTAATTTACTCAGTGCTTCGGCTGGCGTTTCTTTGTTATAACTTGCCGCGTCTTCACCATTAATTAGCGTACATTTACCGTCAACTAGGTTAGTTAAATGACCGATGTAAGTACCACCTAATTCAGCATTAAAAACATAACCAAAATTAGATCCTTTACCTTCTGTTTTAGACGATAAAATAAAACGCCTACCGACCGAATCAAAGATAAATTTGACTTGGTGATCCTCTAATTTTGCATTAATGATCTTTGTTACATCATCCATATTCGATACTTTAGAAAAATCTAAGCCACTAATATCGATTTGGTCTGAGCCATAATAAAAAGATAAATAGCCATCAGTGATGGTTTTAAAATGAATATAACTTATCGCTAAAGCTGATCCGTTAATTTTAGAATAGGTAGCGGGGATCGTTACTGTTTCTTGAACATATCTAGCAATGATCGCCGTTTTAGGCTTAGGTTTTGCTGAAAATAATGCTGATGCTGCTCTATATGCATCCGAATTAGTACCGAATAGTGATGCAACTTGATTCGCATCTGACACAACGATATAACGTGAATCAGGGTTGTTATACTCGTCGCACATTTCATTAGTAAAAATTGCCACAACGCTTAAATCGCGTTTCTGTGCGCCTTGTGGGGACTGTTGTAGAATTACATCTACAACCTGACTAATTGGTAAACTCATTGTTAACCTCGTATTAATTTAAAATTTACTGTTTTGCCACATTTAACGTTGGCTTTAATGATTGAATTAATTGAAAAAATAAGATCAACCTCTGCACGTTGTTCTTCACCGCCATCAATAGCAGTCGGCAGACTTCGAATCTCTGAACATCGTAAATAACCCATACCCAAACGCTTTAATCGTTGCCAAACTGACGTTGATCGCATGGATTGTGTTAATTTACACAGTAGCTGATAGGAATTTTTACCGTAGGCATTAATCGAGATGTTGACCTCTTTCAATGTCGATATGATTTCTTCCTCATCCTTACCGTTAAACTTTATTTCAGTACCGATATCCAACTGGTGTGAATTTAAAACGGTAACAAAATAATCCAGTTCCGAAACATCCTGCATATTGTTAGCATCAAATACTCGCTCATCAGGTAACGTTAAAATCTCCGCTATCATGCGCCTGACTTCCTCCATATCGAGTTGCCAAACAGTCGTAATAGCCATAATCACTCCATATTGATTTAGATATGATTTTGTTTTTCATATCGTGATAATGAAATAGCATCCCATTAGTTAATGCAGTTTAAGAAAATAGCCGAACTGTGGGATTAAACCTTTCGCTTTCGGACAGAATTTGCAAATCGTCATTACAGGTCGGTCGAATAATGCATGTGATATCACCTAACCCGTCAACATTAACTTTATTTGCGAAAAACACATCACTTAGAACCTGTGATATAAATTCACGTTTCATTTTTTCCTGACCTCATATGTTATGGATGCATGTAATTGACGCGTGTTAATCAGTGGTATGTTTGCATCGGGTGACCTCCTTATGTTATTTCTAACAGTAGCTAACTTTCGTCTTGTGGTTTTTCTGTGGTGTTATGCTCAAAATCACCGTCAGTGATTTTATCCACGATTTTCCCCTAAAATATGAGCCAATCGTTGCATAAGCATCATAATGAGAGATATTACCCGCTAAAGATTCATTTAATAGCTGTTTACTTAACTGCGTTAAATTTCCTGACTACTTTGAAGCGTTAGAGCGCAAGAATGATCGCTTAGGGATCCCTCTTTCCGGTACGCCAAACTCATAAATCAAGGCTTTTTTCTTATCGCCCTTTACATTCAACTTCCTTTGATTGTTGACGATATCAAGCTGATTAAAATATGCATTAACTGGTTATATTGCTATACACGCAAATTTTTATAGTTTATGTAGTAAGAATTAATAATTATTGATTAATTAACCTAATCGCTTTTTTATCCTGGTTACATATCTCAATAACATTTAATAGATGTTCGTTATATCTAACACTATCACCAAAGGTCATTGTTTTAGGCGGTATATTGGGGAGGCAATCACTTAGCAGGTTTGCTGGTATCGGTTGATTGACGTAGACTTTTCGCTCTGTTGTACAGGCTGTTAGAAATGGAAACAGGCACAGGCTGATCAGCACAATCATTATTTTTAAGTAATTCATTGATTTTTTCCTGCTGTTCTTGTGATGTGTTTTCTAATTCACGCTTTGCATTTTCATTCTCTGTTATGATTTTGTTTTGCTTGATTGCGTTATTTTCTAACTGTAGTAACTTTGCGGACAACTCATTGATTTTTTGATGGGCCACTCTATTGTCTTGCCATAGGTTATAAACAAGACACATTAATAAAACGCCAATAATGGCACTTATCATCAAGAATTTATTAGAGCTTAGCATTGAACAAATCTTCTTCTGCTTGTCTACGACGAATTAGACCACACAAAACCATTCCGTTTGCTTTGTTCCAACGTTTAAACTCATTAGATGCTCCAACGAAATCACTTGTATTAAGCTTGGCTAATAATGTAGATTTGTTAAATGCTGAAATACCAATGTTAAATATCAATGAACATAACGCATCAAATTGATTTTGATTAATTTTTACCTTAACCAAACGAATAATTGCCCGTTCAACCGAATATAAATCTTGCATCAAAAAACAATTAGCTTGATCTTCACATATATGGTCGCCTTCTTTGACGTTCTTCGTATGACCATAGCCAATCGTCCATACATTGGCTGAACATTTATAGGCTTTTAATTGCAATGATTCGTAGTGTTTAATTAAGTCTAAACCATTCTTACTAATGATCATGTCCTAATCCTTTCCACTGGCTTTCTTAATTAGTCGTTCTTCTAACGCTTTTATCAATGTTGCGCCCGACCAACCGGCCAACCCAGCTATACCACCTGCTAGCTCAAAATCCAGATTGAAATAACTGGCGCCTAGCACAACTAATGCGCCTGCAAATGTTGATACTAATATTTGTGCCAATAGCATACCAATGCGGAACGTATCACCATTCATAATGTGATAGCAATAACTAGCTAGGGAACCTAGTAATGTTATAAAAAATAAATATATAACAACTGTCCAATTTATGTTGTTTGGGTCTTTTATAGGCATTTTCTTTTTCTTCATAAAGGCCTCCATTGTGAGGCGGTTAATAGTAGTGACAGCGTACTAGCTAATGACCAAGTCATTTCAGTGAGTGGTCTAGGTTGCTGTCGATTTGGCATGAGCTAAAGGAATTGAACCCTTATCAATGGTTTTGGAGACCATCGTTTTAATACCGTTAAACTAAGCTCATATAATTGTGGTGGATGTGTGAGATTCGTACTCACGCAGAGTGCTAGCCTTGCTAATTTTCAAGACCAGTACATTAACCTGCTCAGCAAACCATCCAATGATCTTTTTAAAAAAATAACATTTTTGTTTATTTTAATCATGTCTTAAAGCAATACCGAGGGATATTGAAATAAATTGAGTTTTTAAGATGACAAATTGCTCATAAAGCTGGAACAAAGCAAGAAGTTAAAAATAGAAGATGGTCCAAGTTTTAATTCTCTTGATGTTAGTAGGTTCGAGTTTCTCAGT